TCGAACCCGGTCGCCTCCTCGATCGCGCTGATCGGACCGCCGCCATGATTGCCGTCAAAGTCGATCCAGTCGCCCGCATGCGCGCCGCGCAGCGTGATGACGCAGGAGCCGGTGTTGCGGGGCGCGTCGCCCCGGATGTTGGCGAGCCGCCACTCGTCGCCGGAGCGGCGGCCGCGGGGAAAGAGGTCGGGCACCCAGTGCGCGGCCGTCTCGCGCAGACGCTCGACGATCAGGTCGAGATCGTAGCGCGGCGCGTCTGTGATGAGCGGGAGGGCGTCATTGAGGTCAAGCAAGGATCACCAGCCCCCGCTCGGCCCGCGTGATCGCGGTGTAGAGCCAGCGGTTCCTGTCGGCCGCCGAGCGACCGAAGCCATCGTCGAAAACGACCACGTTCTCCCATTGCGAGCCCTGCGCCTTGTGGCAGGTGATGGCGTAGCCCCAGCTGCTCTCGATGAGGCCGCGCTTGATCTGCCATTCGCGGCGCCCGCGCTCGGGGTCGTAGGCGATGTGGTCGGCGTATTCGCCGCGCCAGAAGCTCTGCCGTCCGGCGATGGTCTCGCCGTCCTCGGTCTCGACCATGGCGCTGAAGGCGAAGGCGTCGTCGGGGTCCTGGCGCACGTCGGTGAGTGTCAGGAACATGCCGTTGATCAGCCCGAGATCGTGGCGGTTCTTCAGGCAGATGATCTTCTCGCCGCTGCCGGTCGGCTAGTCGGCCTCGAACCCGGCCGCGTGCTTCATGGCGGTGTTCAGCCAGCGCCGCGTCGCGTTGGTGCCGCAGAGCACCTGGCCGCCGCGCAGCATCTGCGCCGGGCCGACCTCGTGGCGCGACATCTTCCAGACATGGTCGTCATGCGCGCCCATGGGGATCGGCGCGCCCAGCCGCGCCAGCGTCGCGAGCCGCAGGATGGCGCTGTCCTCGGCCTGCCGGTGCACCTCGGTCAGCATCACGTCCGGCTCGGCCTCGGTGAAGAAACCAGCGCCCTTGACGGGTGGCAACTGCCCCGGATCGCCCAGCACCAGGATCGGCTTGCCGAAGGCCAGCAGGTCGCGCCCCAAATCCTCGCCCACCATGGACACCTCGTCGAGGACCAGCAGGTCCGCGTCGCGCAGGATGGACTGCTCGTTGATCAGGAACTTCGGCTGGTGGATGTCCTCGAGCCGCATCTCCAGCTGTGCGATCCGCGTCATGGCGAAATCGCGCTCGGCCGGCCCCATGCGCGGCAGCTCGCGCCGGAGTGTCGCCAGATCCTCGGTCACCCGCTCGATCTCTTCCGGCGTCGCCTCCGACACGCGGTAGATCAGGCTGTGGATGGTCTGCGCGGGCGTGCCCTTGCGCGTCATGACGAGCGCGGCCTTGCCCGTGAAGGCGCCGAAGAGCACGCCGCCCGGGGCGCCGGGAGTCATCGGCGCCAGCCCCAGCGCCTCGATCGCCTGCGCGGTGGTCGTGGTCTTGCCGGTCCCGGCATAGCCGAACACGCGGAACACCTGCTGCTCGTGGCGGTGGGTCTCGTACCAGTCGCGGATAGCCGCGATGGCGCGGCTCTGCATGTCGGAAAGCGTGACGGTCATGCCCGGTCCTCCCAGCAACGCGCCGAGAACGGGCAGAACCGGCAGAGATAGAAATCGGGGTTCGTTGCGATCCGCGGCAGCAGCTCGCCCGCATCCGCGGCGCGCAGCACGGCGACCGCCTTGTCGGAGAGTTCCTGCGCGGTCGCCGGATCGAAGGGGACGTGCTCGTGGTAGAGTTCGCAGCTTTCCTTGTTCAGCGCGGTGAAGAGCGCCGAGCCGAGGCCCAGATAGGCCATGTAAATCTGCATCTGCCCGAAATAGACGGGCTTGGAGAGCCGGACGCCCTTCTTCGCGGTATCCGACCATGAGGACGCCTTCAGCGCCTTGTGCTCCCAGAGCACCGGCCAGGCGAGGCCCACTTCCGGGCCGGCGACGATGACGCCGTCGACATGGCCGCGGATCCGGCCGCCCGCGGTCTCGAAGCCGAACTGACCACCCTCGCGGGTCTGGGTGCGCAGGTCGAACCCGGCCAGCCGCAGCCAGCGGATGGCGAGATCCTCGAAGACATGGCCGGCGGCGAAGATGCGCAGGCTCCGCCCCTCGAGCTCCTTGCCTCGATCGGGCGGCGTGTGGGTCACCTCGTAGACGAGGCGGCGCGCGCAGGGCTCGCCGATCCGGCTGGCGCCGAGGTAGTCGCGGTGCCGCTGGCCAGCGCGCTCCGCCACGAGCACTTCATCGAGCAGCGTGTTGATCCGGACGCCGAGCGGCGGGGGCGCGTCCGCGGCGCGGCCGTAGACGAAGCCCGAGCGATGGTTGAGATCGACCAGCATCCGCGCCCCCTCAGCACGGCACGTCGCCGGCGTCGGACTGGCGCTGCATGGACGCCTGGAAACCGTCGACGCAGGCCTCGATCAGGCGGTCGATGTCCTCGGCGGGCCGGTCGAAGAAGGGCGCCATCAGCCCCATCTCGGTCAGCGCTTCGGCCAGCTCGCGGCGCGCCTCGCGGATCGCGCGGGTTTCCATGTCGGTCTTGTCGATCATGCCGTGGTTCCTCTTGGCGTTGGCCGAGCCCGCCGTGACGCAGGCCATCGAGCAGAAGCGGTGATGGGGGTGGCGGTCCCAGCGCAGGCCGTGGCAGTAGCCGAAGCCCCGGGCCTCCCGGCCGCAGAGCGCGCAGGGCACGCGGCGGCCGAGTTCGGCCCGGGTCAGCCCATGAGCAGGAGGTCGAGCGCGCTTCGCTCCTCCTCGTCGGGCGCGGCGGTTCGGCGCTCGGAGGCCAGCACGATGAAGCGGCTGATGGCGTTCGAGGCCATGCATTCCAGGTCGCGCCGGGTGAGGCTGGCGATGGGGCGGTCGAGCCGCCCCCGCGCCTCGAGCCATCGCCCCATCGCAAGGGCGGCCTCCGTGGTGACATGCGCCTGCCATTCGTCCGGGCTCACGGGTTGAGCCAGGCCGGGCCGCCCGCCGCCTTCGGCGCGGCGGGCTCGACGGCAGGTTGAGCGGCCGGTTGGGCGGCCTGCGACGACCACGCGGGCGCGGCCGGGGCCGCGGCGGGTTGCGGCTGACCCCAGACGGGGGTTGCGGGCTGCGCGGGCGCCGCGGCCGGCCGGGGCTTGTTCGAGGGCTGCGCCGGCACCGTCTCGCCGGCCATCACCTTCTGCCACTCGGGCGCGGTGGGCAGCACGACATGATCGAGCTTGTTGGCGTCCTTATAGGCGGGGTTGCGGTTCGGCTCGATCTGGATCTTCGCGACGAAGGTGATCCCGTCGAGATCGGCGAGCCCGCGCAGCACGCGCTTGGCCTTCGCAGTCTCGCTCATGTCCTCGGGGTTCAGGCCCAGCGCGCTGTCGATCATCGCGCGGAAGGTCGACTTCGAGATCTTCCAGCCGATCGACTGGCCCTGCTCGTCGAGCTTGCCGCCCTGCACGGTGAAGTTCTGCCAGAACTTGCGCCGGGCATGAGGCCCCTCGGCCACGGTGAACTCGGCGTCGAGCATCAGCACGTCGCTGCCGGGCTGGTTCGAGGGCTTCAGGAGCCCGCGATCCACCTCGCTCGCTCCGTCCGTGCCGCCCTTGCGGATCGACATCGTCACCTTGGCGAAGGTTCCGTGGGGGATTAGGTCGCCGGACTGCTGCGGCGCCACGTCGTTCATGTCGAAGGTCATCTCGTTCATCCTTTCGGTGCATGGTTGATCTTGGTGAGGAGCGCGCCGAGATCGGCCGGCTCGGTCAGGTCGAGGCGCCCCGAGCGGTCCTTCGCGGGCAGGCCCCAGGGATTGCCAGAGCGGCAGACGAGGCGGCGCGTCTCGCCCTTCTCGGGGTCGTGCCGCCAAGAGGTCGCGCCTTCGGGGCTCGTCTCGGTGCTGAAGAGGCCGAGGGTCATCACCTGGTCGACGATGCCGGGCAGCTCGCGCGCGGCCTTGCCGCCCTCCATCTGCGGCTGCCAGATCGTCCGGTTCATCTCGTCGGTGATCCGCTCAAGGATGCCGACGAAGATCACGGTGCGGCCGGGCGCGTGCTGGAGATGCTTCAGGAGCCCGATCACCTCGCGGGCGAGCAGCCCGTAGGCGCCGCGCGTGTCCGGCTTGCCCGTGCGCTCCGACATCGCCTCGGGCCGGGTCTTGGCCCAGGCCATCGCCTGCCGCGTCAGGTCGGTGATGCTGTCGACGAAGACGATGCGCTTGGCGTCGAGCCGCGCGGCGAGGTCCGGGTGCTGTCCGCGGAGATGTGCGTGGTGCGCCTCCGAGAAATGCTCGTCGGGCTGGGCCGCCGGGTTGGCCCCGCCGATCAGGCAGGCGATGTCCACGGCGTCGGCGAAGCGGCGGATCGGCAGGCTGTCGCCGCGCCAGTCCTGCACCGACTTCAGCCCCGCCTCGAGATCGAGGCAGACGGTTTCCTCGGCCGGCAGTGTTTTTAGGAGCGTGGTCTTGCCGGCGCCGCTCGGGCCGAACAGCGCCATGGTGGTCTTGCCCTGCGCCTCGCGCAGCCGCTCGTCTGCAGTGACAATCCGGAGGCTCATGCCGCGCCTCCCTGCGGCAGAAGCTCGACTTTCAGCGCGCCGGTACGCACGGTCCGCGCGGGCTCGAACACCGCCCGGATATTGTCAGGCCAGGCCGCGTATTTGCGCTCCGGCACCTTGATGGCGATGTCGACATACTGCGCGGGGTCATCGCCCGAGCCGCGGATGCGCTCGACGATCTCGCCGAGCCGAACCTGGTCCCAGTCCACCCGTT